TTTTGTTTTGTTTTTAGTTTATTTAAAATTTTTATTTGTTACCCTAATTTACCCATTAAATCTTTCATTCTTAAGAACTGAGGATTTTCATAAGTTTTTGATTCAATTAGAGTAGTTGATGAACCTGTAGTTACTGTTTTATTTAATTTTGCACCTACTGATTCATTAATTGATTTTGTTTCTACCTTAGATAATTCGTCTTTGATTGACTTATAAAGATTTTTAGATTCTTTTAAAGTTTCAACATCGTCAAATCTTCTTAGGATGTTTATTTTTTCTTTTTTAGTAGTTGAGTGTTCTGTGAACAATCTTGTAGCGTAAGCTAAATTTGAATTAAAGATAGCAACTTCATTAAGTTTTTCTCTGAAAACATTTAATGCTTTTCTATACTCTTCATTCTTTTCTCTCAACATTCTAACTTCTTCTTGTGTAGATTCAACTTTAACACCATTTTTACCGTAAACATAGTTTCTGTTATTAGTGATGCCTTTTCTTAATCCACGACCTTCTTTAGAACCCATACCATAAGTTCTTGCCGCTTCTTTGGTCTCTTCTTTCTCAAAAGCCTTTTCTCCCTTAGAATTTGTCATACCTTTTTTAGTTGTGTAATCTTCTTTACCTTTCATGGTTTTAGATTTATCACCCTTATTCATTCCGTAATTACCTTCCTTAGTTTCAGCTTTAACAATTTTAGATTTACCTTCCATGTTAGCACCTTTTTTGTAATCAAATTTAGCCTTACCAGTACCAACAGATTTAGGACCTTGTTTCATGTCTTCTTTAAATCCACCTGTTGTTTTCTTGTAACTAAATTTAGGTTTACCCATACCAACACCTTTAGGTTTGTAGGTTTCATTAGTTAAATCTTCCATATCGTCTTCTTCCATCATTTCAGAATCTTCCATGTCATCTTCTTCCATCATTTCAGAATCGTCATCTAATGTGATTTCGTAAACAACTTCTTCGTTATCTTCAGAGTCAACACCTGACATATCTCCACTAAAAATAGCGTCAATTACGTCATCAACTGATTCGTCAGTTTCTTCCATCATTTCAGAATCTTCCATGTCATATTCTTCCATTTCGTCTTCTTCCATCATTTCATCTTCAGATTCACCAAGCTTAACAAGATATTCTACATCAGCATTATCGTCAGTTAAATGAACATTCTCACCGTCTTTTTTAACAATGATTCCGTCATTTTCACCCATCGCTTTAAATACTTTCAAAATTTCTTCGTCAGAAGCGTCAGTTAAATCAATTGGAGTTTCGTCTGAATCCATATCAAAGTCCATATCCATATCTTCAGATTCATCATCTAAGTCCATATCCATATCCATGTCTACTTCATCATTATCAGCGGACATATCCATGTCAGCATCTAATTCAATCTCATCTTCGTCAGATTGCTCAGAAAGAGATTCTTTTACTAATTGGTTGATTTCTTCCTTCATCGTAGAAGCAAGTATTCCTTTTGCATTTTCGGCTATAGCTTCTTCAACTTGTTTCATTTGAATAAGAGCCTCTTGAACTAATTTGTTTTCTTTCATATAGAAAATCTATTTATTTTAACTAATAAATATTACCAAAAAACAAAAAATATCGTTTTTTAATTATATATCTTTAATTTTTTGGTGTTTTATGAATTCTAATCTTGCGGAAACGCAATATTCTATCAACATATAAATATGCCCGAGCAAAAAAAAAGTGGTCAAAACTGACCACTTTAGATAAATTGATTTAAAATCAATTATTCAATTACTTCATCTATTTTACTTTCAGATACTGAAGTAATTCTCCAATCATGAGTAAACCCTTCGTATTTTGCTGTTACTTTTGCTTCTACATCTGTAACAGAATAACCTTTTACAAGTTTCTCTTCTCTGATTTTTTTAATTTTACCACTGTTTTCATCAGGTAAATCGTACTGAACTTTTGCGACAAAAAATTTTTCTTCCATAATTATTTTTATTTTCCCAAATAATCGGTTAATTTTTTCATTAAGTCAATTCCTTTGGATTGGAATTCTGAATTTTCTGGTGATTTATGTCTTTTTTCTTCTTCTAAGTTTTCTTCGTATTTACTTCTATCATCAGGATTAGTAAACAAATACGCCCCTGGTGTTGAAGGTGATGATACTAAGTCAAAACAAATTAATTCAAAATCGTCTTGTACTTCATTTCTTTCTCCAACCTTTTTTAAGGAACCTACTCCTCTTGAAGAAACTCCCATTGTAACACCTTGTCTCATTAAGTTAGCCGCTTGGTCACCTTTAGTTGACACAATACCTCTTTCATGAAATCCTGGTGATGTTAATAATTTAAGTTTACCCATTAAAATATTTCCATCCCACCATATATCAGTAATCATGTGGGCAACTCTGTCTAAATCAATTAAAGATGATTCAGGGTGGTTAAGTTCTGAAGTTGATAAACCTTTGGCGATTGCCTTCTTATAGTTCTCAGCTTCTCTTTTTAATATTCTCTCAGGATAAAATCTTCCATTTCTATTTGGGGTATCATACTTTTGTAATACAGCATAAAACTCAAATGGGTTTCTATAATCTAAGTTAGCCGCTTCCTTTAACATTTCGGAATTACGAACGTCTTTTGGGGAAACCCAACCCGCATCCGTCTCAATCAATATACCATGACCGACTTCACTTGCTTCTAAAATTCTTAATTGTTTCATTAATAGTTTTTAAGATAAATATATCAAACATTCATCTTTATTTACTTTTTGATATTGAAAAATCAAAGTATTTGTTTTCCATAACATTATCTCTTACAATATTTCTTACAATTTTTTTAATTGATTCTTTTAATTCGGGTGATTTAAAATCAAATTCTTGGTTAGTATATAAATTAACCTCTAAGTTAAAAAATGATTTTTTTCCGTGTGATATTCCACTTGTTCTTAGGTCTAAATCAACAATACTGTTTTCTTTAAACAAAGTTGAGTCTATTGAATTAAAGACAGAATGTTTTATTTCTCGGTTTAGATTACACACGACCCGATTCCAATTGTCGTGTTCAAATTTGGGAGATACCCATGATTGGATATTAATATATAATGATTTTAAATTTTTAGAATCTACCGTACCATATACCGATTTTATCGGACTGAATAGATTTAACTTTACACTTTTTCCTTTTTTCATTAAGATTCATTGTTGTCAATGTTTATTTGTTGGTTAAACAATAACACAAATAAATCCAATTGTCAAAATTTTTTTGGTTAATTAAGATATATGTATTAATATGCTAATAGTAGAAGTAAAAAAAGACGGAATTGATAAAGCTTTAAAAATTTTAAAATCTAAAGTTATCAAGACCAAACAAAATCAAATATTATTTGATAAAAAAAAATTTGTTAAAAAATCTGTTGTAAAAAGAGCTCAGAAATTAAAAGCAGCTTACATTCAAAAAAAGAATAATGACTTAAATTGATTCTTCCAAGTTTTTTAACTTAAGAAAATTCAATTGGTCAAATTTTTCATTTTTTAATCTATTGATAGTTTCAGACAATTTAGTCTTTAACTCAAACTCTTCTTCTTTTTCTAAGATGACGTTAAGTTTACTTATTGCACTTTCACGAATAGTTTCAAACTTATCTTCAAGAGATTTTGAATCCTCAGAAATTAATAGAAGGAATTCTTTTTTAGATGACTCGTCAAGATTCTCAACATATTTGTTTAAAGTCTGATTTGCAATACTAACCATTGATTTTAATGGGATATTGATAGATTCTTTAACAACATTACTTGTTGAGGTTAACACACTTGTAATATTCTTTTTGGAATTTACTCTTTCTAACAAATTAAGTTTATTTGTATAGACAAGAGCGTCAATATCAGAATATTTGTTCTTAACATTCTCTGATAGAGTTCTTGGTAATTTAATACTTGGCAGTAATTGTTGAATTAAACTAATACCTTCTTCTAAAAAATCTTTAGCATCAGATTCGTTTAACCCTTGAGGGGTGCTAAGTTGGTCGTATAAAGAATACAATTTAGACATAGTTTTGTTGTTCAAAACATTATGTTTAAATTCTTTTAACGATTTTTTGAATTCCTTTTCATCTTTGTAGGATTCAATTAGATTGTTTTCAATTATGGATTTGATTTTTCCGAAAGTCATTATAGTGTGTTTTCAATATAAATATTAGGAGTTTAGTAACTTATCCAATTCTTTTGAAATTTCTCCTAAAGATTGTTGTCCTTGACCTAAATCTAAAAACGTTGACCCTTCTAATAAGTTACTTTCAATCAATAAATTCATGTTTTTCATTCTTGATTCTGGAGTAACTGCGGCTTCTCCACCTTCAGGTGCTCCACCTTCAGCTGGTGGTGGTGCAACTTCTTCTCCACCTCCCGCAGGCGGTGGTGCGGTTTCAAATCCACCTCCACCTTCAAATGATTCTTCACCACCTGTAGTTGTTGATGCTGTTGCGGTACCTCCTGTGGTACTACCATAAAGTTTATCTATATTATCAAATAAACCTGTCTTAGTAATAACTGTAGGAGTAGCTTTAAGTTCTTCACCAACAGCTCTTTCAATTCTTTGTTGTTGTAAATCTAATCTAATTTCTTCGTCAGACCAATTGAAGATGTGTTTTTTAGCCCAAGTAGAAGATGTAGGTTGAATACCATTTCCTGGGTCTGAAACTAAATCTTTATACAATAAAACTTTTTCTTTCCATACATCAATTTTTAATAAGTCTGCTTGTGTAGATGGGTTAGACAAACCTAATGTAAAGTTTTGTAACTCGTCCTCAAACCCTAATAAGAATAAATGAACAATTGCAATTTTATTTAACTCGGCAATCATACTTTTTTGAATTCTGTTGATTGTACGAGCAAAACGAATATCTTGTAATGATAAATTTTTACCATCACCTACAACTTCTTCAAAACCTAAAAACGCTTTAGGAACACGAAGAGCTGTTAATAATTTCTTTTGGATATATTCTATATCGGCAATCTCTGATAAGTTAGTTGCACCTGGTAATGTTGTAATTGGGTCTGGTGCTGCTGGGTCACGAACAGGGATAAAATAATCTTGGTCTACAGCCATTTGGTTAAACCTCATATCAACATTTCCTGTTTTAGCGTCAACAATTTGTTCTCTTTTGAATTTGTTGGCAACACGGTTTACGTATGCTTCAACATCATCATCGTTCATGTTACCGACAAAGACTTTAAACATTCTTCTTTCAGGTGCTCTTGATGTACGATAGATTAACATTGCATCTTCAGATAACAATAATTGTTTCCATATACGTCTTGCCTTTTCTAACATGGAAGTACCATACGGAAGTTTTCGGTCATCACCTAATAATCTAAAGTGAGCTACTTCCCATGATTGGAATTCCATATTTCTATTTTTCCAAGTAAAATGAAGTGCTTTTTTGTTTTCATCTTTTTCTTGTGTAATATCCACAGTAATTTTTGCACTAACTCCAACCTCATGACGTTCAATTTCAATTGTCGGTAATTGTTGGCAACCAATAATGCCCTTTTCAGGGTCTAATTTGAGGTAAATAAAGTTATCACCATACTTACAAGTGTTTCTTGTCCACATTGGTAAGTTGGTGTTAATATCAAGTGCGTTGTTGAATAAATCGGCTAATACAGATTTAATACGTTTTGATTCAGAATAAATTTGAAGGATAAACCCATCTTCATTTGTTGTTGTAGATTCTTCAGAATATATGTCTAATGCTGCTGAAATCTCAGGAGTGTACTCCATTGATTCGTAATCGTACTGGGCAGATAATCTTGATGGTTCATAGTAAATAGCTTGAGAATATAGGTTGTTTTCAACCTTAGCCCATTGGTTTGTTAAATAAAATGTTTGTTGCGCTTGGAGTTTTTCTCTTTCATAATCATCACGATTTGGAGTACGCAAAAGTTCTTTCTTATCAAACTTAAAAGTTGGATAATCTTGTTTTAATAATGAATTAGGTCCAAATGTTTTTGACAGCCTCTGCCATACCGTAAGATTATTATCGCTCATATGTTAAATTTACTAATTACCTTGATAATATAAATAGTTAACGACCACCAAATAACCATCCATATTTTTGGTAGTCTGCCTTGGTTGCTTCACCATGATTATTCATACCATTACCTCTACCCATTTGTGGAACCATTGGATTAAAGAAGTCAGAAGAGTTCTTATTTTCATTAACCGTGGTTGCCCATGAGTTAATCATCGCTTTAGTATGGTTGGTTACTTTCTCTAAAGATTGAAATGATTTTTCTGCAACGTACAACGCCATGGAAACACCCATAATACAGTCATCATGGTGACCTTTTTGGTGGTCAGGTCTACCGTTGATATAAATAAATGTATTCATTTCATTGTATAATCTATTTGAATATACTTTAAATCCATGCCTAACATTTTCTTCAAACGCGGCAATAATTTGAACTCTTTTTGAATTAAAATTAATCCCTGGTATTTTATCATTTATTTTTGGGTCCCATTTCCACTTATTACTTGTATCAACATTATCAACATATAATCCAGCTTGATAATTTAACTCTTGTAACTTTCTTGCAGTAGAAATACCCATACCACCTGTGATATCAATAACACAATAAGCATTATACATTGTTCCCCATTTATATGCAATTTCCGCTAATACATCTGGTGGGATTTTTGCAACGTATTCTAACACTTGTTCTCTTTCATCAAAATCAATGATTTGAATACACGAGAAGTCTTCAGAATCACCTCTTGATACATCCACACCCATTACATATTTGTGACCGTTTACGGGTTCTTTAAATATCCATAATGAACCACCCATAAGTTTAGCTTGGGGCTCACGTAAAGTATTTTTGGCAATACCTTGCATCAATTCTGATTCAAATACATTATCACCCGAACCTAAGAAGTTACATTCCAATTCCTGAGCAACTTTTCTTCGGTCAAACTTTAACTTCTTAACCATACTTTCAAACCATGATGAACATGGTTTATATCCCTGACTAATGTAATCAGTTACGATTGAATGGTCTCTGTCATATGGATTTTCCATTGACAAGTTAATAATATCCTTATCAGTATATTCTTCTCTATTTAATAAAAAATGAACCAAATCGTTTGTTTTAACCATATACAAATCTTTTGTATATCTTGGGTCACGATACCAAAACATCTCAGATATTTTGAAATCATTCATATTCCTTAATGATTGGTCGTAAATCTCATAGTAAATTTGGTCATATCCGTTTGGAGTGGATACTACAATTACTTTACCCCCTGTTGATAGGGATGCCATACACGCAGACCAAAAATCTGAGTCCGCTTCAATAAACGCAGCCTCGTCAAATACAAGAATTGTTGGAGTATAACCCCTCAAAGCATCTTTTGATGTTGCAACAGCCTTAACTTCACAATTATTATTAAGTTTAAAGTGTCTTTGGGAGTTTTTTTCTTTTGAGAATGAAATACCAACCCACGCGGGCCATTGTTCAGTAAACCCTCTAACCTTGTTAGCCATCTCCATTGATGTGTCTAACTTGTTGGCAATAATAAGGATTTTTTCAGGTTTGTTCTTTTGGGCAAATGCCAATTTTTTTGATATCCAAGCGGCGGTTACTGTTGATACACCTGCCTGACGATACTTTAATGCAATGTTCTCATTGTATTTGTCGTAATCTTCAATTAAACTAACTTGGTCTGGGAATAAATCTAATGGGACGTATTTTGATACAGTATTATCATATGTCTGTAAATAAGTTCGAAGTGCGTAAGGAGTATTCCTCATGCACTTCGTTAATTCTATAATAAGTTGTTCTCTATTCACAAAATGTTATTTAGGTAATGATATACCTAAACCACCTAAAAAGTCATCTAAACCATCATCTTCATCCTCATCTGAATCAATATTTTCCTCTTCTTTGTAGTTTTCAAATTCTTCTTTCATTTGAATAGCTTCTTTCATAATTTCTTCAAATCTTGAAGTTGCTTTTCTAACTTTTGAAGAATCTTCAGAGATGGCATTTCCAATAATTTCTAAAAACTCTTGTGCTGGTATTTGGTATAACAATATATGGAACCAGTTTATTAGTCCTTTATTATCTTGGTCGTACATTTTATCGGGTAATGCAAATCTAATTTTTTCAACTATTTCAGGACCGATTCTTAATTGCATTGGTTCGTTAGATAAAATGTCTGTTTGACCTTGTACTTTTTGACGAAGACCTGGCTCTTTTGGTAGTCCATGTCTACCTTTAGCCTCTTCTAATCCTTTAATAATTTCATGACAAAGAATTGGGAAAATCATACCTGTGGCCATGATTTTTGTGTCGGGTTGTGATTCACCTTCTTCACCACCTTCTTCTTCATCGGCATCACCTAATTCAACTTTACCTGCAACACCTTGACCTGTTTGACTCATCATTTCAATCATTTGCTCCATACTAAAGTATAAGAAATCATTGATTGCCATGATACCCAAATAGTCTCTATATAAAGACGGGTCAATTGCATCTAATCTAGCCTTAATTTCAGGTTTTTGGAAAAGGTAGTGTCCTTTTTTTGCCGCTCCTTGAATGATTGCATTGATAATATTTCTTTTGTGTTTTTCTAACTCTAAAATTTCTTCGTCAGTTAAATCTTCAACATCAAAAGATGGAAATTCTAAAGGTTGTTCTTTTTCTTCCTCATCATCTTCTTCATCTTCAGGTTCAAATCTAAAATTACCAGTATCTGGCATACCTAAAGTTGCTTCAATTTGATACCAATCTGCAGGAACTTCGGCTTCATCTAAAGACGCTTCTTTTGCTAAATCAATAAGTTCATCCCTATGAGCAGCCTCTATTCTCATAATATTAGGAAGTTTTCTCATCATTTCTTGATAAACCATTCCTTGAACTTGTTTTGAACTTAGGTCTTGAATACCTGTAACATCTCTTAGTTTATCAGCAACTTTTTGAAATCTTTTACTAACCAATCTTTGAACATCCTGAGGACCTTTTGTCATTGCAGGATTTGTTGCGTAAAGTCCTTCAGGACTTGCTAACTTTCTTTCTAAGTTTGGGTCCATTCTTTCAGGTGTATTCCCGTAATCAATTTGTTCGTTAAATTTCTTTGCCATAAATTATTTCTTTAATAAGTTCATTATCACATCAATCACTTTATCTTTAGCCTGTTCAGGAGAAACTTTTTTTGCCTTTGGAGCAGGATTCTCACCAGGGTTTGGATTTTTACCAGGATGAGATGGTCTTGGTCTTGTATCAGGTTTTGTACCAGGTTTTGTTGGAGCTGGTTTTGTTGTTGGTGCTGATTGTTCTTTTGTTTCACCTTTTTTTGCCTTTGGAGTAGGATTCTCACCAGGGTTTGGATTTTTACCAGGATGAGATGGTCTTTTCGTAGGGTTTGTTTTTGGTTTTGTTTTTGGTTTTGTTGGAGCAGTTGTTGGTTCTGATTCTGAAATAACCTTCATTAAATCTCCTTTTGTAATTCTTGGGGGTATGTGTTTTTCCACTATTTTTTCTATTTGAGTTTCCAAGAACAAAGATACAGGATTTTTTCCTTCTTTCAATTGTTTTTTTACTTCTCTAACACATCTTTCCCATTTTCTTGATTTTTTAGGACCAACTTGTGAATGACAAATAGCCCAAGGATTTGGACCATCTTTTTCTTCCATCATTCCCATACCATCCGTTTCATCACCAAATCCGTCATCAGATGAAGGACCTATTTGATGAGGGTCTTGAGTTTCAGTATCTTTATTTGGGTCTAAAGTTACTTCTTCTTCTTCATCAAGTTCTTTTTCATAAACTTGAAATGGTTTTTTTTCACTTTTTAATTTACTAATTGTCTCAGCATCTGTTTTTGATACCATTGTTTCTTCAACAAATAATTTTTTATGTAATACATTAATTTGTGATTCAGTTAACTTACTAACTGTTTTAGATGATAAACCTTTATCTATCAATTCAAGGGCTTTTTTATTAACTTTCATATACTAATTTTTTTTCAAATTCTAAAATCAAATCTTTTTCGTAGAGTTTATCTTTAATTTCTTGCTCGGTACTTCCAAATCTAAAAACCATTCTTTTTTGTCCTTCAGATTCTTCTGTTTCCCAGGCTAACGCAACAACATCGTCTATTGCATCTATCATACAAAAAAAATCGGAGTTCTGAATCAATTCCAATTTTAAATCAGTATTTCTCAAAACTCCTACTTTCTTAATGTATTGTAATTCAGGTGGAGTTGGATAACCGTTGGAAGGTTTACTCTCCCAAGATTCTCCCCAAACATCCAAACTATCTGAAAAAATGAATTCATATAAATTATCTCCCTTATAGTTAGGACCTAGTCCGTTAACATAAGTTAAATAGCTCATATCAAATCTCCGTTTGGTGTAATTCTTACTTGACCTGTTTTAGTTTCAAAAACTAAATTCTTTTTGTTTGTAATTCCAACAAATTTAGAATTTAAATTTTCTTGTAAGAATTTTTTCGCAGATAATTCTTGTTCAATAGTCTCAGTCATTTTAACAACTGATTCCATAATCTGATTAACTACAGCTTTTTTCTTAGCAGTTTCTTGAATTTGTTTTTCTTTACCTTCTCTGATTTCTTTTTTAGAAACCTCAAAATATTTTGAAATTACTTTATCTACTTTTGATTCACCAAAGATACTATCAAAGATTGCTCCATTACCAGAATCTTCCATTTCAGATTTTCTAGTTTTTACCTTAAATGGTCTACCTGTTTTTTCCTTATAGACGTTAAACATACGTTCACCATCTCTTTTATTAAAGAAAGGTTGTTTGTCACCATATTTGTCATATAATTTTTGGAACGTATCAAATTCTTCTGTGTCAAAATCATCACCACCTATTCCCATTATATCAAAATCTTTAGCAGCTCTATCATTTTCATCATAATAGTTGTCACCCTTGAAATCTTTTCTCTTCATATTACCGAATGAACCATACATATCTTCATCCATTTCACCTTCAACAGGAACATCCATATCTGCTTGGATATCTTCAACTTCAGTATCGTCAGTCATATCTTCACCGTCCATATCATCTTCTTGACCAAAATTTTCAGTTTCATCTTCTTCAAATTTAGACATAATGTCTTCCATATCTTCCTCTGATAATGATTTTAAATCTAATGAAGATAATACCATATTAATTACATATTTAATATCTTCAGAAGTCATTCCCTCTTGACTATCAAGTGTTCTAATTTTTTGAGTTAATTTACCTGTAAGTTTTTGGATTGATTTAAACGTAACTTGGTCTTCTCCACCTTCTTCAGCGTCAACATCAATATCAACATCTTCAACGTCAGCCTCAGGTGCCATATCGTCCACTTCCATATCTTCCATTCCCATCTCTTCTTCTCCTCCCACTGGTGA